CATAATATGAAGGTTAAATTGCTAAGAGCAACAATGATAGCTGGCACTCCTACGAGTGTCGGCACTATCGTTGATGTCGAAGAGCAAACTGGTCAGTATTTGATAGCAGTAGAGAAAGCTGAACTAGCTGTTGAAGTTTGTGAAGCTCCTATTGCCAGTACAGAACCAGTTGTCGAGCCAGAGCCTACCAAAAGTGACGAGGTTGATTTTTCTGAAATGACAAAATCACAAATTGAAACTTATGGTCGCAAGCTTGGAATAGAACTCGATAGAAGACAAAACAAAACTGCTCTAATTGCAGAATTAGAAGAGTTTATTTCTACACAGGAGGAATCTTAAAATGTCTGTTATTCAACAGAACTTAGAAAAACTAACTGTTGTTGCTGGTGTTGCTACTGCTGCTGTAACAAGCACAGCCACATCAAGTGCAATAGATCTTCTCGAATACGATGGAGATGTAATGTTAATTTTGGATAGTGCTGCTGGTAGTGGCTCTAGCCCAACATTAGATGTAAAACTAACTGAGTCTGATGCCTCGGGTGGTACATACACAGATTTATCTGGTGCTACTTTCACACAAGTAACTGGATCTGCATCAATGCAAACACTTGCAATCAATAAAGATTCAGCAAAGCGTTACATTAAGATTGTACAAACAATCGGTGGTTCATCCCCATCATTCACTTTTAGTATCAACTTAGTTGGTCTTAAAAAGTACGGATAAAAATATAGCCCTCTAATGAGGGCTTTTTACTATGGCATTTACTGAAGATCTCGATACATATTTTGCTGACTTTACAGATACCGTTGTTTATAGTGGCACTACTTATAAAGGCATATTAGATCAACCTGATGAAATAGTGGCTGATGATCGTGTTTTAACTACTGATTATCAGTTAACAGCTAAAACCTCTGACTTAGGTGCAATCCTATATGACTCAACATTAACAGTTGATTCTGTTAGTTATAAAGTAAGAAGTGTTAAAAAAATAGATGATGGTAGTTTATGTATAGTTTCTTTGATGAAGGTGTGAAATGGCTAGTAAACGAGAACAAATTTTAGCAGCGATTAAAACTAATCTTGCTAACACAACAGGTGTAGGAGATCGTATTTACAGAAGCAGAGCAGAACCTATGGCTAGGGCTGAATCACCTAGTCTGGTTTTAGAATTTATTACTGACGAGCCTACTGTTAATAGTGCAACCTATTTAAAAATAGATTGGACATTAAGAATTAGAATTGTTGTTATTGTTCGATCTCAAACACCTGATACTACAGCAGATGCAACAGTTGAAAGTTTGCATACAAAAGTAGTAAACGATCCGACATTAGGAGGACTTGCGATTGACGTTAGACCAGCTACAGTAACCTTTGATGTCATAGAAGCAGATCAACCAGCAGGTGTTGTATTCTGTGAATATGAGATAGATTACAGAAGCAGTTATAACGATTTATCAACATGATTTATAATCAAACTGCAAGCCTAACAACCCTAATTGTTTAATATGGTAAATGAAATTCCAAATGAGGGCGGTACTTACATACTGAACCCTAAAACTGGCAAACGTAAGCTAGTTCAACAAACTAAACAAGCTGAACCCCCTACTGAGGTAATCAAAGATGGCACAACTGACAAGGAAGAGAGTAATTCTAATTGAGGCTGAAAGCAGCTATGGAACAGATCCTACTCCTTCAGCAACAGACGTTGTTCTTGTAAGAGATCTAAGCATTACACCGCAATCTAGTGATGTGGTAAACAGAGATGTTGTCAGACCATATTTAGGTGCTTCTGAGCAACTACTGGCAAACACTAGAGTTGAATGTACGTTTAGTGTTGAACTTGCTGGATCTGGCGCAGCCGGAACGGCTCCCAGATACGGAAGTGCCATTAAAGCCTGTGGGTTTTCAGAGACAGTTGCTTCTGGTACTAGCGTTACATACGAGCCTATCTCTGCTAGTTTCTCATCAATTACTATTCACTACAATGTTGATGGTGTAAGGCATATTGTTACTGGTTGTCGAGGAAGTTTTGTCATTAACGCTGCCGTTGGAGAAATTCCCTCGATAGATTTTACTTTTACTGGAATCTATAATGCTCCAACAGATACAGCATTACCAGCAGTTACTTATGGTAATCAGGCAACACCATTGATATTTAAAAACGGAAACACAAGTAGCTTCCAGTTATTATCCTTTGCTGGTGCATTAATGAACTTCTCAATGGATGTTGGAAACGAGATTGTGTATAGAGAACTTGTTGGTGGTACAAAAGAGGTCTTATTAACTGATAGAGCAGCTAATGGTTCTATAACAATAGAAGCACCAGCTTTATCGTCTAAAGATTTCTTCGCTGCGGCTTTAACAGAGGGATCTCTTGGAAACTTTACAGTTACTCATGGAGGTACTGCTGGTAACATTGTTAGATTTACAAGTACAAAGGTTGATATTGGAGATGTTGCTTATGGTGAGGCTGATGGAGTAACTATGTTAGAGATTCCATATACACTTGTACCAAGTTCAGCAAATGATGAAATGAGCTTAGTCTTTACTTAGTAAGTATTGACTACTGAGGTAGAGTAAAGAAGTATATATCTTAATTTATGGCATTTGTAAGAAAAAAGACCAAAGTTTATTCTTGGCCTGTAGAAGTTAAAACTCCTAGCGAAACAGAAGTTGGCGAATTTGATACAACTTCTTTTACTGGAAAATTTGTACGTTTATCAAGATCAGAACTTAGTGATTTTGAATCTGCGACAGAATATGAGGCTTTAAAAAAAGTTTTAGTTGGTTGGGAAGACGTTAATGAGGAGGATGGTAAACCTGTTGAATTTAACAATAAAAATTTAAAAGAATTTGCAGAAGATATTGATTTTGTAGCTGGTGTATTAGATGCTTTCAAAAAATTCTATGCAAATGCTCAAGTGGGAAACTAACTGATGCTGCTTTATATTGGGCTTCGGGTGGCAAACAAGTAATAGATGAAACACAAAAAGACGCTGCTGCGTTTGGTGTAAAAATCGAGGAGCAACCAGAAGAGAAACAAGATTTTGAGGTGTTTCAAGAGAATTGGGATATTGTAATGATGTTTTTACGTTGTCAGACACAATGGAACACAACCTTTGGAGGTGTTGTAGGATTAAAGTATGAAGTTCTATTACTTGATGGAGGGCTGTTTGACCTCTATCATGTAGATAATCGTATTGAAATGCTAGAAGGATTACAAATCATGGAATCTGTGGCGATGAAAGAATTTAATAAGGAGAAGAAGTAGTGGCTGCCACAGTACAAAGAGTCACACTTGCAATGAAACTTGAGGGGTTTGCCTCTCTGAAAGGTATAGATAAAGATTTTAAAAAATTTAAAAATACACTAAAACTTACATCTCCACAATTAGATAAACTCGTAAAATCAATAACTAAAGTTCATGGAAATACTAAGTTAAGTAAAGCTGCTTTTGAAGGTCAAATAGCATCCTTAACAAAATTAAGAAATAATGTTGGTATAGGTACTGTTGCATATAAAAGACTTGGTACTGAATTAGATAAAGTAAAGGCAAAATTAAATTCTGTCACAGCAGCAGCAGCACCTCAAGGTGGAATGTTTCAAAGGTTAAATGCAAGATTTAAGAAGATACCAGTAGGAGGAAGGGCAGCACTTGGAGCATTAGCTGGAACGGCAACAGCAGGGCTTGGATCTACAGGTCAGCTTGCATTTGCTGGTGGTGCTGTTGGAGGTGCGCCGGGTGCATTGATTGGTGCTGGTTTAGGTGCTGCCATAGATACTGTGAGCTTTGCTGGAGAGGCTGCTACATACGCATCAGAGATACAAAAGCTAGAGATTGCATTAGCTGGTGTTACTAAAGATCAAGAAACATTTGAAAAAGGATTAAGAGTCATTTCTGAGACATCAAGAAAATTAAATGTACCTATAGCAGCATCCACCAAACAGTTCACAACATTATCTGCTTCTGTTTTAGGTGCTGGTGGGACTATAGAAGATGCGGAACTTGTATTTACTGGAGTATCAAATGCTATTAAAGCAACTGGTGGTAACGCAGAAGATGTACAATCTGCGATACGAGCCATGTCGCAGATTTTTGGTAAAGGTAAGGTATCTGCGGAAGAATTACAAGGTCAGTTAGGTGAGAGACTAGCTGGTGCTGTTGTGAAATTTGCAGAAGCAAATGGTAGTAGTTTGCAGAAGTTACAGAAAGACTTGAGAGATGGAACGGTTGGTCTAGATCAAGTTATTAAGTTTGCACAAAAATTAAATGTTGATTTTGCAGAAACAGCGCAAAAAGTTGCTAATTCATCTGCTGACGCAGGGCAAAGATTAAAAGTTCAGATGGATAATTTTAAGCTTGTCGTTGGTAAAGCGGTGTTGCCGATAGGTGCTGCATTTCAAAAAGCATTTGCAGACATTACAGCAGGTTTATTAGACTCAGAAAGTGCAATGAGTATTATAACAGGAACGCTAAAAGTTTTAGGTGGGTTCTTATATGCGACTTTTGCTGCTGTTAGGTTTTTAACTAGATCATTAGTTGATCTAGCAAAAATTTTATATCACATTGCAAATCTTGAATTTAAAAAAGCCTTTGAAGTAATGAAAAAAGGTTTTAAAGACACAGCAGAAACAGCTAAAAAAGATTTTCAGGCTTTAGGCGAAATGACAATAAATGCTCCTAAGATAGAAGGACTTGATACTGAGGGTACATCGCCTGATGGGAAAAAGACAGGGTTAGCTTCTTTAGGTGATAGTCAAAATTCTCCTTTAAAATCTTTTGCTGAAAGTGCATTTAAGTTTGCAGAGCAGGCAGAACAAGCTGTTGTTAATGCTTTTAAAGGTATGGAGGATGCACTTGTTAAGTTTGTCACAACTGGAAAACTCAACTTTAGCGATTTAGCAAGATCAATTATTGCTGATTTAACAAGAATGTTAGTAAGGGCAGCAATAGTAAAACCTTTATTCAATTTCTTATTCCCCGGATTAGCTAATGGTGGGGTTGTAGACGGTGGTGAAATAGTTAATAGCGCAAAAGGAAATGTATTTGCTAAAAATAAAATTGTTCCGTATGCGATGGGAGGGATAGTTAATAAGCCCACAATTTTCCCCATGAAGAATGGAATGGGGCTTATGGCAGAAGCCGGTCCGGAAGCAGTACTCCCATTAAAACGTGGTAGAGATGGAAAACTTGGAGTAACATCTCAAGGTGGAGGCTCAACAAATATTGTTGTTAATGTAGATGCTTCTGGCTCAACTGTTGAGGGTGATGAAGAAGGTGGTAAAGAACTTGGTCGTTTAATCTCAGTTGCTATACAATCAGAATTGATTAATCAAAAAAGGCCGGGAGGTTTATTGGCATAATGGCAACATTTCCGAGTATTGAGGCTAGTTATCCAATTAAGAAGGCATCACAACCTTTAGCAAGAACTGTTGTCTTTGCTGATGGTTATCAACATAGAATTACATTTGGTTTACCTCAACATCAAAATGCAAAGCAATTTACTTTTATTTGGAAAAATTTATCGGAAACAGACTCAGATACTATAGAAACATTTTTAGATGCTAGAGCTAACGATCAAGCAAGCTTTGATTATCAACCAGCAAGAGAGGCATCATCTATGAAATTTATTTGTAGAAAATGGAGTAAATCTATGGATTATTCTAATCTTGCTACTATAAATGCAACATTTGAGGAGGTTTTTGAACCATGAGTACTGCTCCCATAATTACTGATTTACAAAAGATTAATCCCTCTTCAATTATTGAGCTTTTTACAATTGAAACTGTAGCAGCTTTACATGGTTCTGCTACAACTTATAGATTTCATGCAGGTACAAACAGGGTAGGAAATGGAGATATTATATGGGCTGGTGATACTTATGTAAAAATGCCAATACAGGCAGAAGGTTTTGCTTTTCGAGAGGGTCAACTTCCTAGACCTACATTAACTATAAGTAATGCTCTTGGAACTATTACTGCTATTCTCCTTAATGTAAATTCTGTAACTACTGGAAATGATTTAACAGGAGCTACAGTTACAAGAATAAGAACATTAGCTCGTTATTTAGATTCTATAAATTTTCCGGGTAATACAAATCCATACGGCACACCAGATCCTACAGCAGAGTTTCCACAAGAGATATATAAGATAGATCGTAAAGCAACAGAAAATAGAGAAATTGTTAGATTTGAACTTGCAGCAGTTTTTGATTTAGCTGGTATTCGTGCGCCAAAAAGACAATGCACTAGAACAGAGTTTCCATCTATCGGTACTTTCATAGCATGAGTTGGAAAAAAGAAGCACTTGCTCATGCGAAAGACCAAGATCCAAAAGAATCTTGTGGTTTGCTATTAAATGT